CAAACTTAAACTTTAAGTTGTTATCTTCAGTCAGCACAGTAAACACATTCTCTTCTGAGTTGGCTTGTGCTTGGAAGTTTAATCTTTGTACTGCTGGCATACTTGGTTTCATAGTAACATGCCAGTTAACTCCTCTAAACTTCACTGATTTTAATTTTTCACTAACAATCTCAGAATTCATAAATCTGTAATCATTTTTAAAATCTTTATTTGCATTTTCAAAATGTAATCCTGTTGGCACAGTTTCACCATTACGATCTTGTGTGTTGATAGTAATTTCTGCTTTGTCTTTGTATTCAGGACATTTTAATATGATGTCTAACTTACCTAAGTTAGGCATACCAAATGTGCCTTTCATTTCTGGAACAGGTTTGTTAAACTCTGCTTTTACAACAACTGATCTGTCCTCAGCCATTGCGTCCATCTCTGTTGTTGTGTCGTCACCCACAATCTTAACGAGGTCAATAAACCCTAATGAATGTGTGTGCTTAACAATGTCTTGTAATATATCCTTCATATGTGTATCTCCTATATAAAACTATTATAAGAGTAATTAGATCAAAAGTCAAACTTTAATCACTAATCTTTTCCATCTTGGTAGGACCTTTTTTAATACTTGATAACTCACCTGGCTTTTTAATGCTAACAAATGAATAATAATCTTCTATATGATAAAATTCACACGACATATCATACTTTGTCGCCATTTTGTTAATAAGAGTTTCTGTTACGTATGTGCGTTCTTTGGCTACTACAGAATTCCATTCTCGTTCTTGATCAGCATCACTAAAATGCACAAATGCTGAACCGCCTGGTTTTAGTATTTGATTAAAAGAAAACATTAAATTTTTCATTTGTTCTAATGAAAGATACGGAAAATACTCCAAACAAATAATAGAACCAATTTGGCCATATGGCACATGCATATCTGGAATATCGCCATGTATTTCTAATGGCTTATGTCTGTATTGTCTTGGAGTTGACTGCTCTGTAAGTTTAGGTTGTATATAATTATTAATGTCATTGATGTTAAATTTATTAGACAACACATAAACTAAATGAGATTTGACTCCTGTTTCTGTGTAAAGTAAGGTTGTAGGACACAAAAACAATAACGGGTATCGCCAATCACTTTGTCGTTGAATCCACGTGTTTATAAATTCTTTTACATTTTGATTATGAGACACTTTTGTTACTTCAAAGAATTTTTCGTCGAAACCACTAGCAAGGCTCTTGCCCATATCGTTGTTTATCAGTTGGTATGCTTGATCAGACTTTTGTATGTATTTTTCAAGTGAATCAAGATCTTGCTGTAACTCAGATTTAAACATTTCGAAGTTTTCATTACATGCTTCTTTTAAAATTCTTACTGCTTCTTTTATTTGATATCTTGATGCCATTACCCAAATAATTTATCAAAAGTATTGTCTGCTTCTGAATTTCCGAGATCCCAATCTAGCACACCTATAAGGTTATCTAATTTTTTGTTTATTAAGGTTGCTTCCATTTCGTTGTCAGCAAATGGCATCTCTTTGAACCATTCCGGAATACGCAATTCGTCTGTAGGATATGCAATAGATGTATAACCCATAGGGTTATCTTTCAGTTTGCACACAATACATTTTTGTCCATCGATGATTTCCATCGAATACTTGTCATTATACACTTTCTTTAATGTGTTCCAATTAATAGCCGCTCTAACATGCCCAGGCATGTTCACTTTTCCTTTGCGTTTTTCACGTGAATGATATTCTGTAAGTTTATTCACACGTCTCGGCGAACCTTTCTCCCAGCCTGGCATCTTCTTAAACTCTAATCTAAAGTCAGCAATAAACTCCATTACTTCTTGTTCTTGTTTACCAGTCAGCACCTTGTTTAATATATCTGATAAAAAGTCTTGTATATAACCCGGAGTATCAGATCTTTTTAAATCTAAACCCATTGCTTTTATTTTGTCTATTTTGTTTCCTTCTAGATCATATATCTTAATAGCATATCTTTTCTTGGTAATGAATAATCCTTTTGACCCAACAACTTCTCTACCTGCTTTAATCAATTTTCCATAAGTTGACGGACAATTGAATGAATCTTGCATGTATTTTGTAAATGATTTGTTTACTTCATCAGCCACTGAATCATACAGTTGTGTGACAGAATCTTCTGACCATGGAATGTCCCCTGCTTCAATTTCTTTTTTTAACGGTTCATATGCTGAAAAATACACAGAGTCTGTGTCACCATATATAACAGATGGTCCAACGTAATCATATGTGCCACAAATAATTTCATTTGTTTTTGCCGCCATGTGTTTTGTAATACATCGACCAGTTAGTGTTGTTGATTGACCAATTCTAATATCAAAAAATCTACAACCAGGATTTAACAATGCACCATACAGTGAATTTAAGTTAATCTTTTTAACCAACTGTCTTTTATCCCAAAATTCTTGTTCTACTTTATTGCCGGCTTCAATTGCTTGTTGCAGTTTGCCCTGCATTTCTTTTCTTTCTGCATACCAACGTTCTAACAGTCCTGGAATTACACCTGCAAATTCATGTGTAAAAATAGTGCCATTGGCACTGAGAAACCATGGATTGCCTTGATCATAAATTAAATCATACACTTCTGCCGCACTTAGTATATTGGATTCTCCATTCTCCCAATCAATAGTAATACTTTGTGCTCTGTCTTTACGCATCACTGATGTGTATTCTAAGGAACCAAACTGTCCTTCCCATGCTCCAGCAAAACTTGCTTTTTTTCCTTTTCCGGCCATTTTGTTATCAATAAATTCTTCTGTGAGATCTTGCCTTAATTGTCCTACAATAGTTTCATTGGCCATGTTGAGTGCTCTGATCACAGATGGATACAGTGAATTAATATCAATTGAGCCAATCCAATCATGCAATCCTTTTTTAGGATATGCCACATAAGCACCTGCCGCTGGATCCGAACCTGGCTCACGCCTTATTCTGTCTGGAACAACCATGCCACGTCTGTGTGCTTCGTTAATAATACCTTGCTCGGTCACTGCTACCGCACCCATTGTGGTCTGTATCAACACAGTATTCTGGTGTGCTAGTTCATTAGATAGTTCAATAAACTTTAGTTTAGAGTCTAGTCTGCCTAGTAGTGCTGTGTCTTGTCTGTTGTATTCGATAAATTTAACAAAGTCTTCATTGTACAGTTGATCCAGTGTGCCTTCATACGGAGTCTTTTGTTCGCCTAGTTCATGTTTGGATATAAAGTCTAATGCGTAGGAATGTCTTTCTTCATATGTGTATTTTCTATACAGTTGCATGTAATCCAGATGCACTCTGCCGATAATATCATATGTAACTTCTTCATTACCAAAACGTTCAAATGTTCTTTTGCGTGGATATGTGTCCCACAAACACAAACGTCTTGTATCATTCTTGCTTAACACTTTGGCAATCCTATGAACAGTATAAGGAATATCAAAACCTTCTGAGTTCCAACCTGACAACACATCAGCATCTTCAATAATAGCAATAAACTTGTCCAACATATCGGCTTCATCTGGACACAGCATTGTGTTTTCAAATTGTTGTTCTACAATTTCTGGGTTTGGAAAATTCTTTGGTGGTACCGCTAGTGTTATCAGTTGATCTAACCAATCTAGATATACTGTAACAGAAATGATCGGCGACCAAGCATCAGCAGGTTTGGCATAACCTTTAGCCGGATCAAAGTCTACCTCAATATCAAAAAATGCAACTTGCAATTTTGGTGTTTCCTTACCTAGGTAATTCTCTTCTAAACACCTAAAGATCGGATTCACATCCGACTCATACAGTTTTTTGTCTTTATGAAAAGCAAGTTCACGTTTAAATTCTTTACCTTGCTTGGTTGCTATTCTACTAACAGGATTACCATATATGCTTTTGTATTTGCCTTTGGGGTCATCATAGTATGCTACCCAACGAGCCGGATATTCAGTGAAGTGTCTTTTACCTTCAATCCTTTCAACAACAGATATCTTGTCTGCTTCTCTATCAAATAATGCATCAACGTAACTCATGTAATATAGTTTAACACAATCCCTCCTGTGCCTACAAGGAATAATACGGCATTGGTAACAATGAGTGATGGTTCACGCCACATTACTGATACAACTAGCCATAATAGACCTCCTACTGCAAGTATGATAGGTCCTAGCGGGTAAATGCCAAATGCATTAATACCTGTACCAACAATTAATGTTGCAGTTGCTATCCATTTAAGTATGGTGTCTATTTTCATAAAGAGTCAATTAATTCTGCTAATTTTTTCTTGGATTTTCCTGGTGCTTTTACTGAAGCAATCGAATCTTTGTTTGACACATCACCGCCAACAATTACCAGTCCTATCATGCCCATCGACTTGTGCGGAGTACACACATAATAATATATGCCCGGAGTTTCAAATGTGTGTGCAAACTCTTTATTCATTTTGCTTTTTTTTGGTAGTGTTGCTCCTTCTGGACCAGCAACAAATTCTACATTGTGTCCTTTGGAAGTTGGTACCCAAGTCACTGTGTGTCCGATATCGATATTCACAATGTCTTCAGAGTAAACCATTTTTGCTCCGTCATCACGTTTGTTCAACATATTGATTGTGTGTTCTGCATAAGCAGGTGATACAAATAAAAAAACTAATAGTGTAATAATGTATTTCATGTGTGCTCCTTATCTTGCTATGTCTAATAATACTTCTAAGTCTTCGAAATCTTCACGTTCAACAGACATACTGTCTTTGAATGCTACATTTATTGCTTTCATTAACACAGCAGGTTTAATGTTTAATTCGTCACCAACTGCTTTAACTGTGTCTCTTAGACCTTCGTTGAGGTCTTTTACTTCTTGTTTTACATTAGTTCCTGAACTTATAACTGCTTTGATTTTTGCTTGATCATCAGAACTGAAATTTGATATTGCCATAATTGTTCTCCTTTGAAAAAACTATTATACAATGTAAATTAATTTTTGTCTACTGTTTCGTTGCTCGGTTGTAACCTTGTTTAGGAAAGTCCTTTATGTGTGCAAATGGATAGTTATGATTCTGCATGTATTGAGACATCCATCCTTTATATTCTTTATTTTTTAAAGTGTGTGTTGTGTTCAACCAACTTTGTACTAGGTCTGAACACATCAAAGGACTTCTTGCTTCTATCCCCCAAAACCCTGCTGATATTTCTGTGCGATTGTAAAATTCTTTCCACATACTGTTTTCATGCCATGGCCAAACTGTGTGTAAATTTTTTGGAAACAATCCTCCAAATTTGCTCCATGTTCTAAGATGTTTGCCAGCATGACCATAATCAGAATAAATGTCGTCACCTCCTTCACCACCCAATATAATTTTTTTATTTTTCAACAGCATATTCATATAAATGTTTGCATCGCCCATGTTAGCAAATTCGTTCTGACCAAGATCAGGAATATCAGGAGCAGTTAGGCCTATATCTCTCATATCTCTAACAATCCTTTTTGGCATCTTCCACCTATATAAATCATCAATCACTGTGACATTGTGTAGAGCAATTCTTTCGGCCATGACATTTTCTGCTTCATTTAAATTGTACACATAATAACAATCTTCATCTGTAAAAAACTTATTCACTGCACAGGCTATTACGCCACTGTCGTATCCACTGCTGAGATTGAGACTGCACCAACTATTGTATCTGTCCTTGACACTTTGTTCGAAACATTCCCATACATTATCCCAGTTGTTGACTGTCTGTTCAAGATTCCATTCTTTGTTGGGTACTGTGCTAAGATTATTGGTTTCACGATCAAGTATATAAATTTTGTTGGGGGTGCATCTTGTGAAAGTGCCAAAGCTATGTACAAGTGTGTCAGCCAAACTGGCCACAGCAAAGTGTGTGTCATCATTGAAATAGCATAATGGTTTGAGACCAAAATGATCTGTACAGAAAATAATTTTTTCTTCACTCACATATGTGAATGCATATTCACCTTTCAACAACTTGATAAATTGGATGATATCATCCACAGTATCTGTGATTAAATTTTTTGCAATCCATTCAGTGTCATTCATAGACACATCATTATATGTATTTCCGTTGTACAAGAACATGCCTTCCCCAACTTGTATCGGACCTTTAACTGTGTTGTTGCCTCTTGTGGTTAATAATGAATGTCCAAAGTAACCCAACTCAGGATGATGTACTTCGTTCCATGATTCTGGGCCACGTCTTCTCAATGTTTTATTATATGGTAAAGCAAATTTATTACAGTAATAGATACCGCACATCATCCTTCTCCTTTGAAGTTACATGCAAAAATGTATTTGATCATTATTTTTGGGTTTGTTTTTTCATTCCAGCACTGAAATATCTCACAGAGCCTTCTTTGTTTTTCTTTAGGCCACGACTGCCGGGAGACTGTGGTTTGTCTATTTGCTTTGGTGTTGACACCATGTTAAATTCACTAATCTTCATATAATGCGTCCGAATTGTCTTTGTCATATTTAGTTTCAACTCTGCTGGTGTCTTTGAAGGATTCGCCTTCAGCACCAAACTTGGTCATATAATCATTAGA